CTGCTGCTATAGCTTCGACTGCTAACACTCCGAACGTCTGTGCTTTATCTGGTACTACCTCAGCTTGGAACTCATCGTGTACGTTAGCTACAAAGCTATACTCTCTACCGTGTTGCCACTTCAGTTGATTGAGCTTATGAAACAGTTGGATCAAAGCTACCTTCATACATACAGCACCTGCAGATTGTAATAACATATTCAGTGCTGCGTGTGTACTTCTTACTGGTAGTATGCGTCCGTCAAGACCCTTCAGTTCTCCTCCGGCTTTTGTCTTGCGTTGTACATCAGCTTGAAGACGAGCGAGTGCTGGTAGACTACTGAAGAACTTACGTTTGAGTTGCTGTCCTTCTCTTGCACCACCTCCTATAATCTCTCCCATCTTGTGGTCACCCGCTCCGTAGAGAAGTGCATAGATCATAGTCTTAGCTTGGTCTCTTGTCTCCAGTCCTGCTGCCTTTTGATTGACAGTATGCACATCTCCTTCAGTTACAATCTTAGCGTACTCACCTCTGTCGTAGAACGCCATGTAGTGTGCGAGCATACGTAGTTCTAAACCACTAGCGTCACACCCTACTAACTTGTAACCGTTACGCACTGTGAATAACTCACGACACTCCTTACCGTAGTCTGCTCGTACACTGGGTACTTGTGCTACATTGGGTGTGCTGTGCGTACATCTACCTGTTACTGCACCGTTAGTATTTACTCTACCGTGTATCACTCCGTTCTTCTGTAGCTTGAGCCAAGCTTGTTGACCCTCTGCTAATTGACCCAGTCTCTTCTGTACTAAAAGAAACGATAACAAGTCTACTGCTATAGGATGATCGATACCTTTGAGTACAGCTTCATCTACCTTGTATGTCTTGCCGTCGTTCTCAGTGGGAAGTTCATAACCTAAAGACATCAAGCGTTCAGCTATCTGCTTACGACTGCCAGGATTAAACGGTATCTCTTTGACTGCGTTGCCTTGCTTGACTGCGTTCTTAACTAGAGCTTGTACTTCACCTGCTTCCTTTAACTTCAACTTAATATCGTTCTTAGTCTTACCTTCGTAGGTTGCTTGGTCTGTTGTTAACGTCCAACCGGCTGCACTCTTCATCTCTACCTTTGTAGGTTTCCATTGAGTCTGTAAGTCAGTAGTTAGCTTGGCCCGTATGCCCATAAGCTTGGCAGTTAAGTAGTCAGCCTTGTCCATGTCTAACTTAAACCCGTGTCGTTCCTGTTGACTGATGATAAATTTAAACCAATGTTCGATGGCTATCATCTGTGGGCTAGGGTTTTGTTTGAACAAGTGATCGTATAACAACTGTGTTACTATAACATCTCGCTCACAGTACTTACGCATCTCTTCATCGTACACCTCAAACGCCTCGTCGTCCTCTCCGTATGTTAACTTAGTAGCACTGCCCATCCTGTGTCCCCAAGCCTTCAAGCTGTGACTACCTACTAACTCCTTATCGAAGTCGTTACGGGACCAGTCATCGTTACGAAGGTCAGGGAATACGCACCTAGATAGTACAAGAGTATCAAGTACATTAACGAGCGGAGGTGAGAAACCGTACAGCTTCTTCAGTGCTGGTATATCGAAGTCGATAATGTTGTGTCCGACTAAGCGTTCTGCTTGCGACAGCATTAATAGACCACGCTCTATACTTTCCCCGTGAAACGTCAGCATCTTAGGGAGCATAGGATCGTAGATCGATAAGCAATGTACGGTATGTAAGTCAGATAGTGTAGCCCAATCGTTTATCTTGTTGGTCTCTATATCAAAGAATAGTGTTCGTGTCATATATATTAGAATGGGTTATTGGTTTCATCGTTTCGTTTAAACACATCAGGACTATACCGTCCAGTGCCATTGTCGTAGTGCAGTGTGTCGCAGTGTCCCGTCTGTCCGCTGAATCTATTCTTCAACACACGCACTCTTGTTTCGTTACTGATCGTCTCGCTTTGTTGGTTACGTTCTAAGCCTATAACAATATCAGATAGCTGTGCTATAGCTTGGCTACCTCTTAGGTGGTGCAGACTTACTCGTCCTCCCTCTTCGTGACCACTATCGACACGCTTCAAGTGAGACACAAGGACCATACCACAGCCTGTCTCTTCGACTAGACTTCTAAGCTTGGTCATCGTGTTATCAATCAAGCGTCGCTCGTCGTCTCCTTGGATACCACTAACTACAATCGATAGGTGGTCTAAGAATATCCACTTACAATCGTAACCTTTAATCAGATACTTGATCTTACTTAACAGGTTATCACTATCCATACTTCCGAAGTGATCGTAGGTGTAGAAGTTCCCGTTACCTACCGTCTCTTCAAACGCAGGTCGTAGTACCTCCTCACTCGTATCGTCCTCTTCTAAGTGGATAGGTTTGTTAAGATGGATACCCATGATACCGAGAGCCGTCCGCCTGACTGACTCCTCTAGTGCTATGTATCCTACCTTCTCGTCTAACCCTAGTATATGATGAGCGATCTCTCGACAGAACAAGGACTTCCCAATCCCACTACCCGCACATACGGTTACTAGTTCGCCTTGCCTCATGCCGAGCGTTAACTCATTCAATCCGCTATATGGATACGGTATAGATTTACTGTGTTCTTTATCAGCTATAACATCCCATAACTCAGCACCATTTACGATACCATCTGGTCTGTACTCACGAGCATCGAACAAGCAACTGACTAACTCCTTAGCTCGTCCAGCTACTAGCATATCGTTCGGGTCTTTGAGTGGCAGCTCTGCGATGTAAGCTTTACCGGGTGTGAGAAGTGCAGCACATTCAGCTGCTCCCTTCCGTCCGACATCGTCCATATCAAAACAGAATACTACTTGTTCGTACCTGTCCAACCAATCGATAGCTTGAGCGACAAACTTCTTAGCTGCTCCTGCTCCGTTAGGTACACTCACTACGGGCCATTTATTATCCATAGCTTGGCTGGTACTTAACGCATCGATCTCGCCTTCAGTCACAACGACACGTCGTCCTCCGTCTCGCCATAGGTGCTGACCATATAACCCGATCAGCTCTCCTTTAGTAGCGAATTGTTTATTGGCGTATCGTATCTTCTGACCGCATGTTTTACCGTCTCTTGTTTTATAGTTAGCTATCTGACAAGGCTGTCCGTTATGAGTGCCTAGCCAGTAGCCCCACTTCCGACACGTGTCTTCGGTAAGGTTACGACGGGCTATAGCTTCTGGTTCTCCTTGTATATAATCTCTAGGTGTTGGGGTTGTGGTTTGTTTACTTAATCCTCCTCCTCCAACGTGATCGTCGCAACTGAAACAGTGGGTGCTACCGTCGTCGTTAGTGGAGAGAGCGTCTGAACTTCCGCACTTACTGCATGGTTGGTGTGTTGCTGTAAAAGCCATGATTTTGGTATAGTTTTGTGTGCATATTGTATGTTTTTCTTTTCGCACCAGCGTGCGTAGGTGGTGTTACTTCCTTTACGTAACTTATTGTAAGCGTTCATAAACACCATGCGTATATCAAGGTGTGGATGTTGCTCTCTTATAAGTATATGTTTAGTTCTATCCTCGGCTGTCCATAAACCTTTAGCTTCTATGATGATGCCGTTAGGTAAGATGAAGTCGGGAGTGTATGTAGCTGTCTTAACATACTTTAACTTAACTGTTTCGTATTCAAAGTTAACACCACCTCGCTTTAGCTGAGATGCTAGTGTCTCTTCAAATCCAGAACGGTAATTAGAAGTTCGCTGTGAGCGTTTCTTCCGTCTCTTCCGCATCGAATGCTGAGTCAAGAGTTTCACCACCGTTAGCTACATATCCTTCTTCAGCTGTGAAGCCAAATGATTCAGCGGACTGTTCACTTACACCACCGTTAGCTAACTCAATAACTTGTACGGCTGCGATCTCAAACGACACACCAAAACCAAGTGAAGCTGTGTACCAGAAGTTAGGACGGAAAGCTACGTTAACTTTACTGCCTCCCCATACTTGTACATCTTTAGGTAACGGTTTACCTGCTGCATCGTACATAGCTACACTGAACAGATACTCCTTACCTGCTTTAGTCATGACACCACCCTTGAGCTTAGTCTTAATGATGATCTGACCGTCCTTCTCAACGATTGGAATATCAGCTTTCTTTACTTCCTTACCTTCTTGGTCCTGTCTATCCTTTAACTCTTGCTCGTACACAGGGCGTAGTTGTTTCTTAACTTGGTCAGCAAGCTCTGGTGTAAGGATAACTTCACATTGGTACTCACCGTACTCCTTCTTGTATGTCTTGTTCGGTTCATTCAAGTGGCAGTACTTTGTAGTACCTCCTACTTTTATTATGTCGTGTTTCTTTCGTGCTTTTACTGTCATATCTCTATTGGTGTTATTGTTTTTAAGAAAGCAGATACTTCATCTGTGTTATTGCAGAGACATCTAAGTCTCCAAGCTCCGGCACTGACGGAAGTTCTGCTTCTGGGTTGGTGTTGATTTGCTCCATTCGGAACTCGGTCAGGA